GGTGCTCCTGCATCTATTGAGTTAAGTGGTTTGACAGAAGGGGCTACCTATACTGTTAGAGTTGCTAACTGGTCTGGACCTGTAAGTGAGTATACAGAGGTTGTTATTTCTATACCCGCACCAGAAGAAGTTATTGAAGCACCATCTCAACCTTCTCTTATTGTTGTACCTTATGTGCCTGAACAAACTTTACCAGACGAGACCATTCCAACTGAAGAGGAGAGTACAGAAACAGAAGAGATTCCTGTAGAGGAAACTCCTGTGGAAGAGATTCTTGCTGAAGAAGTGCTTTCCGAAGAAACTGAATTTCCCGAAACGGATACACCTGAATCTGATGAATCTTCATCCAACGATGAACTAGAAAATATTCTTGAAGAAAGTCAGGATTCTTTTGAAGAAATTGCACAAGATAATGATACCTTATCCGTAGAAGAAGTGCAAGATATAGTTAGTAATTTAGTTTCAGATAGTGGTTTAGATGCTTCTGAAGTTACCGAAGTTTTAGAGGCAATTGCTAATGGTGGAGAAGTATCTGAAGAAATTGCTGCTGAGGTTTCATCTACATTATCAGAAGGTGGATTAACAGAATCAGAGGCAGAATTTATTACAGAAATGTTATCAGCAGATGGAGAAATAACAACTACAGAAGTTGTAAATTTATCAGAGGCATTATCTGAAGATGGTAAGTTTACTTTAGCAGAAAAAGATTTAGTTGCAGATGTATTAGTGTCATCAGCAGAAGGAGCACCTGTAACTGCAGCAAACATAGAATTGGCGGGGCTAGAGTATCGTGATCTTCCTCCTACAATTCCAGTAGAGGTAAGAGAAGATGCTAATGGCAATCCAGTAGTTATTCAAGCAGAGGTGGCTTCAGCATTGCTTGTATTAGAAAGTCCAGCAGCATTATTAGATGCGGTTGCTACTTGTTTTAATCCAGATGAAGCAATTGAAGGTTTGACAGAAGAGCAAAAATGTGAGTTGGGCAAAGCCCTACTTAACATGGGTGCTGATATGTCTATCCCAGAACGTGAAAAAGCAGAAGATATTGTAGTTGTAACAATTATTGCTGGTCAATTAATTGTTGCTACTGCACCTAGAAGAAGGAGATAAAATGAAAAAGTTCAAAGAATGGGGCATGGCAGCCCTAAACGAAAACTTTACATTCCTGGGCTTCTTTGTAGCATGGGTGGTTTTAGAGGGTAGCGCAAAGACGGTGGTGGGGTATGTAACCCTAGCATCAGTAGCCATATGGTTTGCAACCATAGGGATTCGTAAAGAAGACTAATAAGTTTGATATAATGGGAGTATGACAAAACTACGCATACTCCTACTATCAACTACCCTAGCACTAGGGCTGTCTGGCTGTGGATATGATGGTCATTATAGATATCCATGTCAAGATCCAAAAAATTGGGAATCAGCAGAATGCAAACCACCAATTTGTACTGCTAACGGGGCATGTCCAGAAGATTTAGCAGAACAACCAAAGGTGGAGGGAACACAAAATGGCTAAACAAAGACTAACTCCTCAAGAGTTAGATGCAAGACTTAAATTTATCCTAGGTATTACTTTAGGATCAATTTTATTTATTACAGCAACAGGTATTATGTATGCCCTTATATTTGTTACACAACCAATTACAGGACAATCAGAAAACGATAAAATGTTTTTTAATGTTCTTGGTAGCGTAGCAACATTTATTACAGGAACATTAGCAGGATTATTAATTGGTTCATCTGGTGCTAAAGATGTTATGGCAGCACAGATTGCAAATAAAGAAGTTGATGCTAAGAATACATTAGCAGATAAAAAACTAGAAGCAGAGATTGATGAGGCAAAGGCTCGTAGACTTGCAAAGCCAGATGGTGCAATGCCAGAAGAACAACCAGTAGATACTAATTGGGATAAGGAGTAATTATGAAAGAAAAAATTATGTACATTCTTGCAACTGGAGTAATGGCTGCAATTGTTCTTGCAATTGTTGGCGACTATGTAGTTGCTGGTATTGAAACTTCTAGCACAGGAGAACCAGTAGATGTTTCTTCTGATGTTATGACTCTTGTTCAAACTGCTCTTGGTGGTGTAATTGGAATCATCGGCGGTTATTTTGGTGCTAAAGGTTCAAAGGAAGACTAATGGCAGAGCAGGGTACAGCAGAAAGATTAGTTGAAGTCGCTACTCAAGAAATTGGAACTGTAGAAGGTCCTAAAGATAATGAAACCAAGTATGGCAAATTTACTAAGGCAAACTTTCAACCATGGTGCGGTTCTTTTGTAAACTGGTGCGGTAATGAAGCAGGAGTAAAGATTCCTAATACTGTTTATACTCCAAGTGGAGCAGCAGCATTTAAAAAAGCAGGAAATTGGATTGATGGTGATGTGGCAGATCCAGAGCCAGGAGATGTTGCATACTTTGATTTTCCATCTGATGGAGTAGATAGAATTTCTCACGTAGGTATTGTTGTTGCTGATAATGGTGACGGTACTGTATGGTGTGTAGAAGGAAATACATCAGGAGATCCTAAAGGTAGCCAACGTAATGGTGGAGAGGTTTGTAAAAAACTTCGTGCATTTAAGAAAAATAAGAAAAATATTATGGTTTCTATTGTAGGCTTTGGTCGTCCTAAGTTTGGCTCTACTCCTGCGGGTACTGCTAAAAAGGCTCCTGCCAAGTCTAAAACATGCTCAGCATGTGGTCAAACCATTAAATAAGGGTGTTTGACTAAGTAAAAGGGGTTTGGTATACTTAAATGTATATCTTTAAGGGGATTCCTATATGACAGTCTTGGCTGTAGTTCGCCATGAAGGCAAGATATATATGGCAGGTGATCGTGGTGCCTCAGATGATAATACTATTTTGCCTTTAACTGCACCAAAAGTTTGGAAACTTGGTCCATATTTATTTGGATTTGCTGGGTCTTTAGACGGAGAACGTATTCGCTATAATTTTAATCCATATATACCAGATATTAAAGATACAGATAAATTTATGCAAACTAAGTTTATTAAACAACTTAGAAATTTTTATAATGACTGGTGGGTTGATACTACCAAAGAAGGCGATTTAGGTCTTATTATTTGTATTAAAGGACAAATATATGAACACAATGCTGTTGATATGTCTTTATCTAAATATACATTAGATTATATGGCTATGGGGTCTGGCGCCGAATACGCCTACGGTTATTTAAATGCAACGGAAAAATCTAAAGATCCTCGTAAAAGAGTTGTGGGAGCAGTAGGCGCTGCTATTAGATTTAGTCCATCCTGCATGGGTCCAGTTGACGTAGTAAGCATTTAACTGTATACTTTATATATGGCAAATTTTGATGATATTATGAAAGAAATAAGACAAGATGAGTCTGACATAAATGAATTTGAAATTTGGCTAAATAATGGAATTGAGCGGGGATGGGTAACAGAACCGTTTTGTAACACTCATGATGGAGATCCATACATGAGTGATGAAGAAGCCCAGCAATGGGAAGAGGGTGGAGACCCTTGTCAAGTAATAATAAAAATAAAAAACAACTAGTAAAAGGGGTAAAATGAAATTACAAAGTAAGGTTTTTGGAACAATTTTTGGTGTTATTGCATCATCATTTGTTTTTATTGCAGTTCCAGTTACAGCAAATGCAGGAGAATGTTCTGCAGAAGATCCATGTCATACTTATGCAGTTTTAGATAGTTCTGGTGTTGTAACTAATGTTATTGTGTGTCAGCCATCATTTTGTGGTAGTGGAGTTCTTCCAAATGGCAATAGAGTGGTTCCTCAAGTAGCAGCAAATTCACAAGGAGAAAATCAAGGTGGAATTTATAATCATGATAAAACTCCAGGAAAAGATGTTGTTTATTCTGGTGGATCATTTACAATAAATAATGAAGTTGTTGTTAACAAAGTAGATGTTGTTACAAATACAACAAATACTGAAACAAGCACTGTTTCTGTCTCTATATCTGAAGGAAATCAACTAGGTTTTTCTTATGAAGATACAATTGGAAAAACTTTGGGTCAAGTTGAATTTACAACTTTGCCACTTAAAGATAATGTTAGTGCAACTGTTAGTGCAAGTGAAGTAACTACTACTTCTACAAGAACAGAATCAACAATATTTACAGAAAGAAAAACTGCACAAGAAGTGTCTTCTATACTTATAGAACGAAATCTTGCTTTACTGCAATCAACAATTGATAGACTGTTAATACTTTTAGATAAATGGGTTAAAAATTAATTAAATAGTGTTGCGGATATTGCATAGTGGTAGTGCGTAACCTTGCCAAGGTTAATGTGCGGGTCCGATTCCCGCTATCCGCTCCACGCCCTCATCGTCTAGTGGTTAGGACATCACCCTTTCACGGTGGTAACAGGGGTTCAATTCCCCTTGGGGGTACTGCCTCCTTAACTCAGTGGTAGAGTACCCGCCTTGTAAGCGGGTTGTCGTAAGTTCAAATCTTACAGGAGGCTCAAATAATGATATAATAGGATTGTACCTGCCAAAAGGGGGTACATAAATGAAACTCGCTGAAAAGGAGAATAAAAATGGTAAGTTCATTTGCACTGGATCTATTTAAAGATCCTTTTTTTATTGGCTTCAATCGTGAATTGGAGCGTTTTAATACAGTGCATAATCTAGCAACACGTCAGGCGTATCCGCCATATGACATTATTAAAGTAGACGAAGATACATACAAACTATCTTTGGCTGTTGCTGGATTTGATGAAGAAAATCTTAATGTTTCTGTAGATAATGGAACATTAATTATTAAAGGCGAAACTAATGATACAGAAGAGGGAGAGGTTGTTCATAAAGGAATTGCTTCTCGTAAGTTTACTCGTACATTTGCTTTAGGCGAATATATGGAAGTAACTGGGGCAGAAATTTGTTGCGGTATGTTAAATATTAACATTGAACGCATAGTTCCAGAAGATAAAAAACCAAAACAAATTAAAGTAAAAGTTGCTAAATAATCAGTAAACCTGTATACTTATATGACCTGGACATGTCATAAAACTGTCCAATTATAAAAGGAGTGTAATGCCTAGATATGATTATAAATGTTCTGCTTGTTCTTCACAAGTTGAATTTGAAAAAACAATAAATGAAGATAGATATCCAGTATGTTGTAATCAATCAATGCAAAGACTTTGGAGTGCTCCCGCTGCAATTTTTAATGGTAAAGGTTTCTATTCAACTGACAACAGAAAGTAGATGTATAATAATACTATGACTAGCATTGTTCAAGAACATCCAAGTGTAGTTTCAAAAAAATATATATTAAACGCTAATGATCGTTGCGATAAGTGTCAAGCACAAGCATTAATAAAAATTAAAGGTATTTCAGGAGAATTAATGTTTTGCGGGCATCATTACGAAAAAATAATGAATGATCCTAAATCTCACGATAAAATGATGTCTTTTATGTTAGAAGTATTAGATGAGCGTGAAAAACTTACAGCAAATAAACCAATTGGAGGAATATAATGTATGAGTATTTTGTAAGAGAAGTAAAAAATGTAGTTGATGGAGATACCATTGATGTAATTATTGATTTAGGGTTTGATATTTTATTTTCTTCCCGTGTTCGTTTGGCTGGTATTGATACTCCAGAATCAAGAACAACAGATAAGGCTGAAAAGGCTCTTGGTATTGAGGCTAAAGAATATTTAAAAAAACAACTTAAAGATGCAAAATCTGTAGTAATTCGTACAGAAAAAATGGATTCATCTGAAAAGTATGGTCGTATTCTTGGTTGGGTATATATTAATGGAGAATCAGAATCTATTAATAATAAAATGATTAATGACGGATATGCTTGGGGCTATCTTGGAGAAACTAAAATTAAAGATTTTGAAGCACTTAAAAAGGCTAGAGCAAAATCTGGCAAATGAAAACAATAATTTATTTTACCGCAGACTGGT